TATAGCAGAGCGTTTTTTTTAGTGTGAGGAGGTCGTTTATCATATCTTGTTTATGTCCTTGGGTTCCTCTCCCTGCCAAATGACTAATGATACTGGCTCAGTTCTCATCTATACGCCCAGCAGTGGGTCTGCTTGAGTCATTAGTTTATCACTTGTGCTGATTGAATCAAGTAATCGTTATTTCACGTTATTATGTTCAATCACGGACGGGCCGCTCTTTAGCCCCGTTATAAAATGCCTAAATATTGGATTGGAAAAATTGCCATTGTTTTGCCTACAATAGTATTTAGTCCTTAGGCGTATAAAGGGGTAGAAAAGTGAGTGATTTTAGAGTTTTGATTTTACCAAAGCAGTGGTTTTACCACAATCCATACAGGAACGGCGTGCTAGAACATCTCTTAGGCTGCCTCTGCTGGATTCTGCCTTACCGCTGTGATTTTGAAAGAAGCGTAAATTGAAATCTGTTGATCCACAAAATTGGCAAGTGTCAAATTGGAACATTTGACGTTTAGAGAGATTGTAAGTGTCTGGTTCTACCTTCAAATAAGGCACTATAGGCTCCAGACTGTTGCTAAAACCACTAATAAACCCACCGTTAAAAGCACGGAACCAAGCCTTAGAGCGTTGATTATTGATTTTAGGTCCTTTTGCACGTGGGCTAGGTGATTGTTTGCTATAACGTCTAATTTACGCTCTACAGCATCCATTCTAGTTTCTAGTTGATCCAGTTTATCCATTATAGAACTGCTCCTAGTTGCACTGCACGCCAATCCGTGCCATCATAAACAGCAATACAGCCAACGCCAGCACTGTCTTCACCGCCATCTGAACAAAACGCAATATCGCCATTTGCGGCATCACCTCTTGCGTTAAGTTGTGCGGCAGTTTGTGGTGCTAGATTGAGTATTTCTTCTATAGCAACCTTGCCTGTGTCAGGATCAAGTGTTAGATTTGCACCTGTAGAACTATTCAATTCATCTGGTAGGTATGTTGCCGCTACCTTTGTAGATGCGTTTAGCGGAGCCACGCCATTTGCTTGCCCTCTGCCGTCAATTACAAGAACCAATTCATCAAGTGCAGTTTTTAGGTCCGCTCTTGCGGCTGCTGGTGAATCCGTTCCACTGTCTAAGTTTGTTGTGTCAATATTTGAACTATTTGCCCAAGCCATATTGTGCTCCTTCTATATATTTATTGGATTTAGTCATATACTAGTGTAAATCCACCCAAACGCCATTCGCATAGCCTTGGAATTTATTAGTTGTTGAGTTGTAGATAATGTAACCGTTTTCTGGTGTCATTGCATCTCTCTGTGTGGTTGTTATGCCTGAATGGTGTGTAACACCTTGATTAAAAACAACCTTAGCCTGATTAGATAGTGTATCAAGTGAAATAAAATTGCCTGCACCATCTATCGTAATTCTAGCATTGATAACACCAGCATCTGTTCTTGTGCCAAACACTAGATCCTTTTCATCATTACTTTGCATCAAAATGCTTCCAGCATTTGCAAAGTCACTGTCTCTAGTATCTATTTCTACTTTTGCTGTTGAACCTGCACTGTCTATGTCCTGAACAGTAAAGAGACCAGTTATTGTGCTGCCACCACCACCACTAGGGCCAGTGTCAATGATATCATTCACATATCCTGCCATCTTGTATAATTCAGCACGACTTTCTTTTATGCTGTCATTATCATTGTCTAATTTAGTTGTGTCTATGTCACCTGAAGAGGGCCAAGCCATCGTTATCTCCTTATGTTACCTATGTCATCTACAGTTGCTTTAGGTATGCCCTGCACCATTGCATCAAATGTGCAATCAACAGCAGTATTCTTACCATATGTATCAAAATTGTAAATATACAGTTTTATTGGCGAACTAGTTTTGTCTATGTATATAATAGGACGTATTGCAGTTCCTACTTCTGTATATAACTCTCCTGCACTGTCATCACTAGCAACATAACTGTCTGCAACGTAAGTTGGTGCTGGTGGAACGTGTGGTGTTACAGTAAGGCTGGTTGGTGATATAGGTTGATCCACAACCAATTCTCTTACGCCTACACTGCCACTTAGTGTGCTTGAATCAATAGAATCAAATGTTGCTAGTGCTTTGTCACTGGCTAGATCAGTTTTTATTGCACTAATTATGGGTCTGTTACCCACACCAGCACTGTCTGCATAGCCTACACTAAATTCAAAACGAAAATAACGTGCCTTAATTGCTTCTACACTGTCGCCTACATTATAGGTTACACTGGATTCGCTGTCTATTGCACCTCCTGTGCTGTCTACTGTATCGCCATAGTAAATTGTTGTTGTAATTTGTTCATTGGTTGCAACATCAGTAAGAGGCATCCATAAGTCTATTCTACCTGCGTCAACAATAGCAGTATTATAAACAAGTGGTAAACTAGGAGTTAGGTTCCAAGTGTCATCATAAGTATCCCAACCAGCCGTTAAGTCAGCCCAAGTTTCTACACTGTATGGCTGTAAAACACCTTGTTTGTAAAATCCTGCTGGCATCCTATGCTCCTAAGTTGTGACTGGTTGATACTGTTGTTTGTGATGGACTTGGTGCCTGTCCTGCCACCTGCCATAACTGTCCACTATTCTGTAACCAATAGTTTAAAAAATCTTCAATTGTATTGCCTAATACCTGTTGTCCTGTGCTGTAATTAAACCAACTGTAATCTGCATCTAGTTTTGAACGATCCTCAAATTCAAATATGCCCTCGCTGGTTACTTTTCTCCAACGGAATCTTATATTCTTAGCACGAACACGCGGAGTGTCCCCGCCTTCATTTGGTTGTAGTGGTTTTGTTGAATTTATATATAAACTACTGTTTGCAACATATCTAGCATCAAAATTACTCTGTCCAACGTTGTTTCCACCACCATAGGACCAACCATCTACACCTGGGGCTTCGTAATAAACAACACATTGATTGAATGTTGTATCTTGTGGCACATTTAATTTTATTGCACACTGTAAATCAAATTCTGTGTTGCCCCTTTCAGCCATCTCTTTGGACCATACCAAAGCCCAATGTTCACCTGCATAGCGATAGTTCCATCTATCCACATATTGCACGCCACTTGACAGTGTGCCATATTTTGGTGTTGTATTATCATAGGTCCAATTTTTGAAAAATCCATCATCTATAGTAAGTCTTGCAGTTATCATTAGTCCTTTGTCTGCTTCTACTTCCCAATATGAACTGGAGCCACTCGCTGGCAAATAGGGATTGCCACCCGTGTATAAAATGAATGGTATGTGTGTGTTAGGATAAGTTTCAATTGGGTTTGCGTATGTTTTGTATGTTGGATCGCTATCGTCATTAGGATCGCCAAATGTGGTTGGTTGTTCCAATCTATTTGGATTTACTTCAAGTTGTCCTGCATAGCGTGTGCCAGTGCCAATTTGTTCTAGGATTTCACCTGTAAGTGTCCCATTTGGATTTTTAACACCTGGTTCTGTAAAGTCTTCAATAATGTTATATTCAATTTCTGGTTCAGGCGGTAATGGATTTTCCTCTTCTGGGTCTTCCGCTGTTTGTCCAGCACTATCAACAATTGGTTCCCCAGCACTATCTAACACTGGTGTTGTTGCACCTGTTGGATCCCCATTCACATCTACCACAGTAATGGGGCTGTCTGGATTGTTAGGTGGCACCAAACTAATTGGATTAAGTGCCGCATCTTTCTTTCTGGGTCTAACAGCAAGTTCTTCTGGTATGAATATCTGTGGTGGCACTTCCGTTTGTGCATTACCAGTCGCAGGATATATTGTTGCATCGTGTTCTACTGCTGTTATGCTTACTGTAAGATTGTTGTTAATTTTTAAATTAACTATTCTAAATGTATCTAGGTTAAATTGTAAGATTGTATCAGTAAGGCGTATGATATCACCCACTGCAAGATTCATTAGTTCCTGTGTGCCTGTAAATGAAACTGTCTTTTGTTTGCGTGATTTTTTGTAAATCATTCTTGCAGTTTCGTATGCAATGGCAGGATTGGTTAAGGTATGGAATGTAAATTCACCAACTAGTTTTTCGTTGTTGTCTAGTGCCAAATCAGCAGTTTCTTCATAAACTTGCTGTTGGTTTGTAAATTCTCTATCTGGGTCAACATAGTTTACAATAACTTGATTGAATTTTGTTTTTTTGCGTTCACCATTAAGTGTTATACCACCTATCATTACACTTTTGTCAATGTCTCTAGCAATGTTTATTGCAGTTGATGTGATGTCAGTTGCATTACCACCATCTTCTACTGTGATTTTGTATTTGCCCTGTTCAAAGGTTAACATACTTCTACAGCCAGCAAGTAGATTTTTTACATTGTCTAAAACTTTTTGATTTGTGTCAACCACTGTGTTCATTGTGATTGCAGGACCGCTGTATTGGTTTGTGTATGAAACAGTCTGTGCAAATTTCTTTGCCGCTATTCTAAAACTTTCTAGATTAATTTGATTTACGGCAATGCCCGCTCCGTATACAGGATTAAGCAAATAATCTAGTATGCAATTTGCAGGATTGAAAGAATATGGATTGGCAGTTGAAGCAGGATCATATGAAAATGCACTCTGTAAGCCAGCAGTGTTATATCTTCTTATGTCTTGCACACGTCTACCAAGTATATCAAATTTAACTTGGGGTATGCCCCCTCTAAAAGGATTGTTGTCAGCATCTTCTTGCGTTTTGATTTCTTTCTGATAGAAACGCATTGCAACAAACGCCGCTCTTGTAAATGGACGTTTTTTCTTGTCCCAGTTAGGACCTCTTAGGGCACTATTGATGTTTGAATTACTTCCTTGGTAACCATAACGAACTTGAAACTTTATTCTGCCCTTGAATTTACCACTGTTTACATCAACAACACCGCCATCAGTGTAAAAGTTGTTTGGTAATGGCAGTGCAACATCGTCAATGTAAATTTTCTTAATACCTTGAATTGGACCTTCGCCTACTGCATACACACACCATAGGTATTGATTGTTTGTGCTTCCTGTTTCAGCATAAACCAATGCACCACCAACACGTCTAAAACCATACACAACAGGAACAGCAACATTGGTGCCGTTTTTAGTTACGGTAACACCTTGTGCAAATTGCTGTGCGTTTTGACTGTTTAGATTGGGTGTGTCAAATGCACCAAACGGACTTAGAACAAAACCAACTACATCACCAACAAAGTCAATAACCGTATCAACAATGTCAACAACAATATCAACAACGGTGTTTACTATGTCCTTGATAATTTTAAATGGATTAAATCCACCCATTAGTATTCTCCTAGGTTATGAACAAATGCTTCTCCACAAAATTCGCCTTGCTTGTGTTCAAAAAATGTGCCTGCTCTTTTTATAACCGTTTCCTTGCCCTTAAAATCCTTGCCGTGTGCTAGAACAGTTGATTCTATAAATCTTGCACCGCGTTCTTTTGCACGTTTGGTAAATTCATTCCATAAATTATCTGCCATATACGCATTTCTTTCACCTGCGTGTAGATAGAAATGATCCAATTGACAGTATAGTGTTGGGTTCCAAATTTTAAAATGAAATGATCCAATTGCGTATCCAATGATGTGTTCACCCTTGGTATAAACCAATGTTATGATATCAGGATCCATTGCAACCCTGCGCCATACCTTTACAAAATGCACATCATCAAAGGGCAGTTCGTCAAGTATGCCCATTTCATTGCAATGTTCTTTTGCACATCTTATAAAAGCATTCATATCGTTTGGTTGAAATTCTCTTATCACTATTTCTTGCCCCAACTTAAATCATTAATTGTTTCGTGACTGAATTGCATACTAAAATCATTACCAGTAAACAATCCATCATAACCTCTTTGCCAACTGTCTAGGTTTGTTCTACGACAGTTAATTTTTTCAAAGTTTGCAAATTGACTTTCTACTGAAATAGAAAGTGTTGCAGTAGTTTCTGCATTTGAAATTTTGTAACCACTTACCCTACCACGAAAAATCATAAAGCCAGTGTCACCTGTGCTATCACCAACTAGTTCGCCTGTGCTTTGATCAAAAAACACTCTGTAGATTGTAACAGTTTGGTTTACTATACCTGGTTGTGCAAACGTGCTTACCACTGTTGAATCCAATGCACTTAGAGTTACATTGATACTTGAAATAGCAAGATCGCTATTTTCATCCATTTCTGTTATCCCTAGAAAATAACCCTGTGCTGAATAGGTATTGGCGCTGCCTTCTATAGAACTTGTAATGTCAAAAGCCGCATTGGTATAGCGTGTGCCGTTTATGTTTATAAGAACAACACTTACTATTGCATCTCTTGCCAATGCTGTTTGCAGTTCTGAAGAAAACTGTTTCGTCACTATAAAACCTCTCTAACATCTAGTTCATACTGTATCAAGCCGTCTGTTCTATATTGCATCTCTTGAACACTATTAGTTAATATCATTCTAAATGGCACCTCCGCAAGTTGGATTAGGGGACCACCGCTACTGTCTCTTTCATCTACTGCCGTTACTAGTTCTGGTTCAAAATTTATTGTTGCATTACCAGTGCCGTCTGTTGTAACACCTTCATTGTCTGTTACCATATAAACTTTTGTGTGATTAGCAAAACGTATAACGTCACCTGGATTTAGAATGGTAGTATCTGTCAAGGACGAATTTACATCAATGCTGGTTGCACCTGCTGCCGCGGCACTTGTTACTGTTAGAGCCACTGTGCTGTCATTGCCATATCCTTTACTGTTTTGTGATATAGTTGGTATAACAACATCAAATTCATTAAGGCTGCCTTTGCATCTTGAAAGAAAACCTTGTATTGGCAAAAACTCTGCCAATGTCATTGGTGGATATTGCAGTGTGCCACTCCATAGTGTTGTGCCTTCTTGGAATCTTACAGTTCTACCACTTATTGTTTGTGTTGTCTTTGTGGTTGAACTCATCTTAAAATTTACTGCTTGAAAGCCAGGGCTAGTTGGAAAATTACCTATGTATGCCATTATACGACTCCTTGTTTACCACGCTTTTCAACTGCCTGGTTAATGATGCCAACGATTGTGCCACGTCTTTCTACAAGTAGACTGTCAAAGCCTTGTGCATCAACTGTTGATATGTTAAAGTTTACTGTTACTGGTCCATTTCCATTACCACCTAATCCTTCAACTGCTTCTTTTACTTCTCTTGGTATTACAGTTGAACTTTGTTTAGGAACAATAAGTTCAGGACCATCCTCACCAACAACCGCTGCGGATCCACCAATAAGCGTTCCACCTCTTTGTGCAGTTTGTGCTCTAATAGTTGCAACCTGTGCCAAACCTGAAGCAACGGTTGCCGCTGCCGCAATAAAGTTAAATGGTGGTGGATAAGTTGCAAGTGCTTTTGTTGCACCTTGGTATGTGTTAATCACTGCTTGTGCAATAGCAAATGCTTTGTATGCCGCAAAGTATTTTTTATTATAAGCCGCAAGTCCTTGGAAAAATGTTGCACCTTGTTCTAAACCAAATTTTGTTTTTTCTAATTCTGATTTCTTTTCAAATTCAATTCTGTCTTTTACAATTTTACCTTGTCTTTCTTCTTTTCCTTTGCGTTGTAAGAAATCCTTATCAAGAGCACCTTCTATGGTGTCTAAATAATCCATATCTGCTTTTAATCGTCTTTCAATATTACGACTGTGCATTGAATCAATAGCATTATAGAAATTTTCATTAAGTGTTTCTAATTTGTCAAATTTTTCTTCTTCTAATAATATTTCTCTTGAAATTAATGTTTCTTTACCTCAGTTGCTTTTTTTATGTTTTTGTCATAAAATTCAATCAAAGAATCCTGTTGTTCTTTTAAGGCTTTTGTTTGTCCTAATCCTAACGAAGCGTCATTTAATTTTTGCTGTGCTTTTGTTAGTTGTTCTGTTGCAGTTGTTAGGTTATTTGTTCCATCTGTCGCATCATCTGCCGCATCGCCCTGATCGCTTAATCCTTTGTTTGTTTTAATTAATTGTTCATACTGTGCTCTGGCTTTCTTCTCTGCCTCATCATAACTGTAACCAGCATTTTGCCAAGCAGTTGTAATTTCAGCAAGTATGCCCTTGCCTGATTCCAATGCCTTCTGTGCTAGTTCATTTGTGTTTATGAAATCCTTGCCAATCTGTATGGCATCTTCTACTGTATCAGATAAAACTTCAAATCCTTCAATTGCTAGATTTTTTAATCCTTCTCTTACTTCCTTGCCAGTTGTTTCTATCTTGTCAAGGAACGGAATAAATTCTGCTAGGGCATTATAACCACTAATAACACTATCAACAAAATCATCAAATATACCTGCAAGGAAATCAATTACCTTACCCAATGAATTTCTAAAGAATCTAGCAACACTTTCTGCCATTCTTCCCATCACTTTGAACACGGCAGTTACCTGTGCAATGGTTCTACCCAATCCATTTTCCATAGATAGGTATGTGATTAAACTAGCCGCAGCCACTGCTAATAGTCCCAATGGATTTCTAGCAATAGCGAGTGTTAAATTCTTAACTCCTGTGGCAGCCATCTGTAAGACTTTAACCAATCCAGCACCACCTAGCACTGCGGCTGCAATCTTGGCACCCTGTATAAAATTGCCCATATCAAAGTTTGATTCTTTGATGAATTCATTTAGTTTGAAGAACATAAATCCAAGTTCTTCACCAATTGTTTTTGCTAGATCGTTTGAACCCTGTATAAGTCCTGTAATAGTTCTAATCAATCCACCAAGTGCCTGTTGAACTCCACTTTCGCCTATAGTTGCACTAAATTTATCCAGTGCATCCTGCATATTTGAAATGGAACCAGTTAGTGTCTTTGATTGTCTTTCAATGGATCCTGCAAATTCAGTCTTACCAATATCATTAAGGAATCCAATAATAGCCTTGCCATCATTTTCAATTGTAGTTGCTGTGCCTCTAAAATTGACACGCAGTTTATCACCCTCAACCTTAACCTTAACACCCAACTGTTTAAGCATTTCAAATTCACCAGTTGTTGCATTGAATACTGCCTGTGCAACATCGTCAATTCTCTTGCCCATACCCGCGGCAATGTTACCCACGTTAGTCATAAACTCAGTTGTGGGTTCTAAACCAGCGTTTTTAAATTTAATGAATGCTTGAGTTACTTCATCTAATTGAAATGGTGTTCCCGCGGTAAATTCTTCAATTAGTGAAAAGGATTTTGCAGCCTTGGATGCACTGCCCTCAATGGTGACTAGTGTTGCCCTTAGATCCTCAAATCTTCTTGATGCGTTGAGAACCCCACTAGCAACACGTGATAAACCCAAGCCAGCAAACACTGTTGCTGCCAAACCTGCAATCTTACCAAAAGATGCACTGATACCCTGTGCATTTTTGTCAATCCTGCCAAGGCGTGTGTTTATATCTCCAAGCGCCTTCCTAGTTTTATCTACGGCGCGGATTTCTACTATTTGTG